GCCTCCCCACCAACCCCCTACCCAAACCGGAAGGAAGATCAATGAGACTCCGTAACCTCGCCGTCGTCGTTGTCGCTGCCGCGGCCCTCACCCTGGCCGGCTGCTCGGCCGCCGACACCGCCTCCTGGAACATCAGCCAGGACAGCGACAACTTCAAGGTGACCCGCCGCATCACCTTCGTCAACGGCATCACCGACAAGTACTTGCTGACTATCGAGGGCCTGTGCTCTATCAAGGACTCCAAGGATGACAACTCCAAGGGCCAGCTCGAGGTCACGTGCAAGGTCGGCGACAACCAGTTCAAGAAGCACTTCCTGGGCCTGTCGGACAACGTGACCTACGTGGTTGAGCAGACCGAGTCCGTCAAGGCTGACCCCTACCACTACAAGGTCGTCTACCGACCTGAGACGCTGGTCCCGGACATCGACATCAAGACCAGCGGCAAGGAGGGCTGACCGTGAATCCCGATCGTTCATTCGGCGAGCGGTTCAGTACCGCTATCGCTTACGTCATCATTTTCGCTACCGGGTTCGCCGTGTTCTCCCTCATCGTGTGGGGAATCGTGGCGATCTGGGCCAGGATCGCAGGAGCCCTGTCATGACCACATCACACAAGATCGCTGACGCCGCCACAAGCGCCGCCGAGGCTACCGAGGGACTATACGACCTGGACGGCCCTCCTCTGTGGGCTATTGGCTCCTGGTGTGAGGACCTCGGCGTCATCGTCCGAGCGATCCGCGTTCTCAACGGCACCGTTGAGGACGCTGCGATACGCCCGGCCGCAAAGGAGAGCATTGAGATGCGCCTCTCCTACATCGCGGGCCAGGCGAGCGCTCTTCTCGCCCGGTTCGGCGTCGATGACCCAACGGCCGCGTTCGTCGCCGAATGGGAGCGGGCCGCCGTCAAGCACCCGGGCATGACCCTGGATGCGGATGGTCCGACGGATGAACTGCGGTTCTACGCCCTCGCCGAGGAGGTGGGGGAGGTTGCCGCCTCCCTCACCTACGACAACGCCAACAGCACCGGCCACGGGGCCGACACCATCGCCGAAGTCACCCAGGTAGGCGCGCTCGCCCTCGCCTGGCTCGCCCGCCTCCAGGACAGGACCCAAGCATGAACGCTATCCAGCATCTCCAAGCCGCCCTCGACGACTACGACGATGACGAGCTCATGCGAATCATCGAGGACTCAGACCTGGATGATGTCAGGTACCTGCGCAACCTTGCTCAGGAAGCCATAGACACTGCCGAAGAGTACAAAGACCGCGTTGACCAGATGGAGGGACAGTGATGCCTGAAGACACCGTCGGCTTCCTGCGCCGAGAGAACTGGGACCTCCGCCTGGAGGTCAAGCACCTACGAGAGGCGGCCGAGTGCATGGGGCAGGAACTTGCCGTCCTGCGTGAGCGCGACTTCCTCGGCCGACTCCTCGAAGAGCGGCACACGGCCAAACGGATAAGCCTCCTCCCCCACATCAAGCAAATGGTCGCCGAGATCACCGATGACCGGATCGTTGAGGAGGTGAAGGCCGGCCGCACTGGCCGTATCAACACCATCCGCGGCGTAGCCATCGATCTGCTCTGCCAGTTGCAGGAGCTCTGCGACGAGCTTCAGCGGACGCGCGGCCTTGTCCCGGAAACCATCGACGGCGGGGAGGGCTCGCGGGACATCCCCAGGGGGGCCATGGTCGTCAGTCAACACGGCAACGCCTGGGGTCGTGATCGAGACGGATGGGTGGAACTGTACGCCTACGAGTCTGAGGAGGCGACACCTGAACTGCCCGAGAAATATGGCCCCTACACCATCGTCTACACCCCTACCCCTGAGGAGAACACCAATGAGTGACGAACTGACCACGAAGCAGCTCATCGAGGACACCGAGTCCGCTATCGTCGACTGGGAGGAGGGGGGAGGCTACCGCGGCGAATACGACTTCGACGCAGAACGCGCCCTGGTCAACGACCTGCGCACCCTCCTCGAAATCACCAAGACAGCCCTAAAGCCGAACATGACCGTCCGATGCCAGAGCAGCATCACCCACCCCGGAGCGACGATGCGCCTCAAGACGGATCACGTCTACATCCATGTCTTCGATGACCAGTTTGCCGTGACGTGCGACCCATGTGGCATTCAGAAAATGACAGTCGAGGTGACTGGCCAGGTGATGTTCGGCCTGCGGGCACTGCCGGATGACGGCGATATCGTGGAGGGCGCCCGATGAGTACCGTTGACCTGCCCACACCGCGGCCGGTGCTGGACTTCCCCGAGAACCGGAGACACCTACTCTTCCTGCTCGGGCGCGTAGGCCAGGCCATGGACGTGTCCCCGAAGATGACCCGCGCCTGCTGGCGCGACCTCGGCCGTTACGCTCACGGTCTCCTGGTGACCTCCTGTGCGGGTACTAAACGCACCCCGTCATGGTGGCTGGAGGAGGCGGCCCGCCTGGACGCCAAGGTCCCAGGCCGGCACCTCCGCAGGCCACTAGCCTACGTCACTCACCGCGTCGCAGACGTCCTGTCCGTCGACTCGCTCCGATCCGACTGGCTCTCTGAGATCACCCTCGCCGCATACACGCAGTCAGGAGACCTGAAATGACCACAGCCAACCCCTACGAGGTCGGTGTCGCCTACATCGACGGCAAGCCCCTCGAGCCTATCGGCAAGGTCATCCGCTCCGACTTCGTCGAGGAGCCCGACTACACGGGCCCATCCCGGTCCATCATGGAGAAGCTCTTCGAGGAGAACAGGCTCGCGCTCTCCGCTCTGGCCTACTGCGAGGGCGGCTACGAGATCACCCGCTCCTACGACCACGAGCGCAACCTCGTAACCATCACCATCGCCCCGTGTAGCAGGTGGCACCCGTGAACGCCCGCCGGGACGTCGTCGATACAACGGCAGACGATATCGCCGATGCCCTGAACATCCTCGCTGCCACCTGCACCTCAGGGAACTGCGTCTACCGGGTGAACGACCTGGAGGTCCGGTCCTCCCGAGATTTCTTCACCGGCAGGGTGGACATGACTATCCGGGCGAGGTTCCTCCCAGGTCCAGCCACGGATCACCTATCTAAGGGTCTCCTATGACCGGTGACAGTGGGCCGCTGGTGGACACGCAGGCCGCGATCCTCGCTGCCGGGGTCTCCAAGCGCACCCTGCACCGCAGGGTCGCCGCCGGGGCCCTCAAGCCCGCCGGCCGGGACCGACGAGGCCGCACCCTCTACCGGCTCAGCGACGTCCTCGCGACACTCCCCAACACCAGTGGACAAACACTGGACACCAGTGGCACACTTAGGGCCAGTGGGACACCCCTACCCGACGCAGGGTAGGATGCCGCCACTCTCCTAACAGGGTGTAAGCCCAGAGGTTATGGGGATTCTAGGGGATTGAAGGGCCCCCACCAGATTGCTGGTGGGGGCCCTTTCCTGTATAGGGGGTGCGCCGCATGTCCAGTGGACTCCGCCGAGACAGCCGCGTCTGGCGCACCCTCGCAGCGCAGGTCCGCGCCCGCGACAAGGCCGCCGGCACCCCATGCCGCATCTGCGGGCAACCCATCAAATGGGACGCGCACGACCCCAACGCCGACGACGCCCCCAGCGTCGACCACATCCGGTCCTGGCGAGACCACCCCGACCTGAGGCTCGACCCCACCAACCTCGCCACCGTCCACCAAGCCTGCAACCGCGCTAAGGGCGTCCGCCCCCAGGCGCTCCCCAGCATCGGCAACCAATCCCGCCAATGGGGCCGCCCACGCACCTGAGGAGCAACCGTGGCTCACCCCGCCGACACCTCCATCCTCGAGACCGTCGATGACGCCCTGCGCGCCGCCGACTGGATCACCCCCGCCGACCAGCCCACCGTTGAGCTCCTGCGCCGTCTCGCCAACCGGCTCGACGACCCCGACTTCCCCACCATCGAAGGCCGCTTCGACAACGTCAGCGAGTCCCTGTTCCTCAAGACCGCCGCCGCCCTCGGCCTCACCCCCGAAATGAGGGCCGCCTGGGCCAAGAAGGAGAAGAAGGTCGATGGCGGACGACTCGAAACGCTCAGGAAGGGCACGGCCGGCCTGCGGGCCGTCTGACGCTGGTGAGTTCTTCGATCGGTGGATGGCCGACGCGGAACGGGACTGCCCGCTCCGTGACCCCGACGCGCCCCGCTACGGGCACGCCACACCCCGCATCCACACGCTGCCGCTGCGGGACCTGACACCCGACACGAGTGCTGGCTACTCGTGCATTGAGTTCTCCCACGACGTGCTCGGCATCCCGCTGCTCCCGTGGCAGCAGGAGACCCTCATCCGGGCGCTCGAGCTCAACCGGGCCGGGACACGATTCCGGTTCCGTACCGTCGTCCTCC